AGCTGACGACTCGCCTGAACGATGAGGCGATTACACGGCCGTTTCAGGACGCCATTGTGGCCCAGCTTCAGGCGGTGGCGCTGGCGGGGTCGGCGTTCGGCCGCGAGCAGGTTGAACGGGATGTGTTCGGGGTCCGCAAGGCTCTGGACGTGGGCGCCTGGGAGCTGGCCAACAATGCGGCCGCGGAGTGGGCGTTGCGGTACGGATATGACCTGGTGCGGGGCATTATTGCCACGACGCGGGACCGGATCGCGCTCGAGGTGGCGGAGTATGTGCGCAACAGCGAGACGATTGGAACGCTCATCGGCCGCTTGTCGGAGGGCGGGCTGTTCGCGCCTGACCGTGCTCAGCTCATCGCCGTCACGGAAGTGACCAGAGCGTTTGCTGAGGGGAACCGGGAGGCGTGGAAGGCCAGCGGGGTCATTGAGAAGCGGCGCTGGCGGACGAATGCCGATGAGCTGGTATGTCCCATATGTGGGCCGCTGGCCGGGCAGGTCGTCGGGCTGGATGAGGAGTTTGAAGGTGGCATCAGCGGGCCGCCGGCCCATCCGCGCTGTCGGTGTTGGGTGACGCCGGTCGTGGAATAAGGGTGAATCATGGCCAAGGTAACTGTACGCGGTGTGGATGAAGTGCTGCGCAAGCTGGAGAAGGTGGGGAAGGCGGGTGCCTTCAAGCGGCCGATGACGAAGGCGGTGGCGCACCTGCATGACAAGATTGCGGAGTATCCGCCCTCGTCGACCGCCAACAGCTCGGCCAACGGCTATTCGTGGTACGAGCGCGGGTTCGGCACGCGGACGCGGACCGGCCGAGCCTGGCCGACCTCGGAGACGCTCGGCCGCCGCTGGACGCATGAGGTATCAGGCGATGGAAAGAAGGGTGTCGTGGGCAACAACGCCAGCTATGGACCGTTTGTGCAGTCGGCCGAGCGCCAGGCGTCGTTCCACGCGCGGCGGGGCTGGCTGACGGACGAGAAGGTGGCCGAGGACGAGGCCGACAAGGTGGTCAAGTTCTTTGATGACGAGATCGAGGACCTGCTGAAATGAGGGTGACGATGGTGAAAACGAAATCGGGATTCTGTTCGACGAGTGAGGTCTGGCCGGCCGTGGCGACGTTGCCGGTTGACGACCTGCCCCCCGCCCTGCAGGACTACCTGCAGGAACGGCGGCGGGCCATCATCACCGAGCTGCGCATGATAGAGCAGATGCTCAACATGAGGCCATCTATCCCGCTGCGGGATCGGCCGCACTAGCTGTTTGACTAGAACGCCCGTTCGTTGTACAATCTCAACACATGGGCGGACTGGTCCGCTCCAATAAGCCCCCTGGAATGTCCACCGGGCGCAAACTAGACCCAATGGGTTTTTGTTTGCGCCCGGTTTTTGCGTTGAGGACTATATGCACTCACTAAAGATATTGGAACAGGACGATGAGACCGCGATTGTGGGCGGGTATGGGGTGGTGTTCGGCGGCGAGGACCTGGAAGGGGAGACGTTCGCGGCCGATACGGATTTCATGCTCGACCTGGTGCCGGTGAAGCCGGTCTACATCGACCACAGCGGCGATTCGTTCGTGACGGCCGACGGCAAGACGATCAAGCTCGTCGGGGTCAGTGACCCGGTCGGCCGAGTGCTGGAAGTGACGGCCGATGATGTTGGGCTGTACATGAAGTTGCAGCTGGAGAAGGCCGGGCGCTACTGGCGCGTGGTGGAGGAGATGATTGGCACCGGGAAGGCGGGGTTGTCTTCCGGGACCATCGGGCATCTGGCACGGCGCGAGGGTAAGACGATCACCCGCTGGCCGATTGTGGAGGAATCTATCACGCTGACCCCGGCCGAGCCGCGGACGGTTGGCGTTGAGCGTCTTAAGGCGCTGGCTGAGCTGAACCCTGACCTAAAGGCGCTCGTCCCAGAGGCGGATGGTACACCCGCAGTGGACGAGGCGATGGATATGGGCGACGAGGTCGGTGACGACATGGCGCAGACGGCCGAGGACGCGGCCAAAGAGTTGAGTACAGACGGGGCAGGGCTTGCGCCGTCACATATCGAATTTACGGAGGATGTTGAAATGAGCGGACAAAACGCACAGGCGCAGGCCGATCCGCGTGATGAGGAAATCAAAGCGCTGTCGGACCGCGTCAACCAGTTGATTGATTTGATGGAGAAGGCCCCCGCCCTGAAGTCGGCCGGTTACACGACCGACGACGGCGGCACGGCCGATCCGACGCACAAGAGCTTCGGGGACTTCCTGCTGGCCGTCAAGCGCGGCGACACGAAGCGTATCGCGGCGGTATATGGGGCGCAGAAGGACATGGCCGAGGCGGCCGGGGCGACCGGCGGCTACCTGGTTCCGAGCGAGTTCCACAACGAGCTGCTGAAGGTGATGGCCGAGCAGTCGCCGATTTACGCGCGGGTTCGCAAGCAGCCGGTGATGACCGACGCGGGCGAATATCCGGCGCTGGATCAGTTTGTGGCGCCGACGACCGGGGCCGGCAACACAGCCCTCGCCGGTGGGGTTTCCTCGGCCATCACGGCCGAGGGCGCAACCCTGACCGAGACCCAGCCGACGTTCGCGAATCTGGAGTACCGGATTCACAAAATCGGCGGGTTCGTCGAAGTATCCAACGAACTGATCTCCGATTCGCCGCAGTCGATCGAGGCGCTGTTGCGCAGCCTGTTCGGTATCGCCATCGGCGCCAAGAATGAGCGCAACATCCTGCGCGGGACCGGCGTCGCCGAGCCTCTGGGCATCCTGAACGCGGCCTGCACCATCGGCGTGACCACGGCGACAAATGATGTGTTTGCCTACGCCGACGCGCTGGCGATGACGTCCCGATTCAAGGCGGTCAGTGGTCAGACTCCGGTGTGGATTGCCCACCCGTCGCTGATTCCTGACATCGGCGTCCTGTCCGTGGCTTCCGGTTCGCCGGTGGTCTGGGCCGGGAACCTGGCGGCCGGGCAGCCGAATACGCTGCTGGGCTACCCGCTGATTTTCAGCGAGCACATGCCCCAAGCCAACGGCGACGACATGATCCTGGCCGACCTGGGCGCGTATGTGCTGTTCGAGCGGCAGGCCCTGTCCATTGCCTTCTCGGAGCACGCGGCGTTCACGGCCGACAAGGGCACGTGGCGCTTCACGGCGCGCAATGACGGGCAACCGTGGATGAAGAGCGCGATCACGCTGGCTGACCCGACGGGCAGCTACACGGTGTCGCCGTTCGTCTACCACAACGACTAATCCGGGCAGCCGGTAGCGAAACACGAGTTTCGAGGAGAAATTGAGATGGCAAGAAAACCAGCAGAAGTCGCGGCCGTAGTCGCCGCGCTTGACCCGGCGTCATTGACGGCCAACACGTACTACACCGACTGGGTGCTCGCTGACGACTTCGAGCAGTACATGGGCGTCGTCCTGGTCGGCGCTATCGCCAGCACCGGGACCTGTGACATTGCGTTGTCTCAGGCGACCGACGGCTCGGGGACCGGGGCGAAGGACATTGTCGCGGCCACGCAGTTGACTCAGGCCGGCACGGACAGCAACAAACAAGTGGTGTTGCAGTGCCGCGCCGACCAGCTCGACCTGGCCGGCGGCTTCCGGTACATCGCCGTTGAGGTGGTCACGGCCACCGCGGCAACCATCGGCGGTGCCGCCCTGATCGGCTTCAACCCGAAGTACGGTCCGGCGAAGGATTACGACATCGCTTCGGTAGATGAGATCGTCGGCTAGTGGCCGCTTACAAAGCGCTACGATTCATTGATCTGTTCCGGCCGGGCGATGAGATCCCGGCCGGAACTTATGACGATGCGATGCTGGCCAAGCTGGTGGCTCGCGGGGTCGTGGAACAGATTGAGGAATCGGTCCAGGCGAAAGAGGCGGAGCCCAAAGATCATGACGATGCGCCAAAGGGCAAAGTGACTAAGAAGCGCAGTTAGTAGGGGGCGCAATGAGCGAGCCGTACGCTTCCATCGAGCAGTTACAAAGCCATATTGACGCGTCGGGCGGGGTCTCATGGAATGCGGCCGATGCGGACAATCTGACCCTGGCGCTCGAGGCGGCCAGCCGGTGGCTGGACGAGCGGCTGGACACGCGCTTTCGGGCGGTGTCGGAGACGCGCTACTACACGGCGCGGTGGTATGACCTGCTCCACATCGATGACCTGGTGTCGTTGACGTCCCTGAAAACCGACGACGACGACGACGGGGACTATGAGACGACCTGGGCAGCGACGGACTATCGCCTGGAGCCGCGCAATGCGGCGGTCAAGAATCGGCCGTATCGGACGATTCGCTACACGTCCAACGGCCGATACTCGTTCCCGACCAAGGTCGATGATGGTGTGGAGGTGACGGGGCTGTTCGGCTACTCGGCCGAGCCGCCGGCGCCGATTGTGCAGGCTTGTCTGCTGATGGCCCACCGGCTGTGGATGCGCAAGGACGCCATCTTCGGGGTGGCGGGCACGCCCGGCCTGGGCGTGACCGTGGTGCAGGCGCAGATCCGGGAGGATGCCGACATCCTGGCGATGCTGGCCGGGATTGACCGGAGGGGCTTCTGATGAACAGGAGTTCATTGATGAACAGGAGTTCATAATGGCGACGCTAGAGGGGTTTCTCGACGAGCTGATCGCGGTTGTCCGGGATGTATCCGGCATTGCGTTTGTGCCCGACGACCCGCCGGCGCGGCTGGCGAGTCACCCGGCGGGTGTGGTGTGGCTGACGGGCGGCCGTTCGGTCATTGGGCCGCCGGGACTGGCGACGTATCACCATGATGTGCGGATCGGGCTGATGACGGCGATTGAGAACACGGCCGTGGCGAACCAGCGCATCCTGCCGCAGATTGAGCCGGTGATTGAGGCGATATGGACCGGGTTAACGACATCGGCGTTTGTGAACTGCCAGAACATCGAGGGTATCACGTATACGTATGGTCCGATTCAGTGGGCCGACATCTGGTACTTCGGGGCGATCATCGACCTGGAGGAAGTGAAGATCCAGAGGGAACTATGAGACTGAAATTCGTGGGTGCGGGGTTCCTGCCGGGCGTTCCGGCGCGGGACCTGGGCGAGGATGAGGTCGAGCAGTACGGCGGCGCGGCCGCGTTGATTGCTTCGGGGCTGTACGAGGAAGCAACGGAACAGGAGTTCCGACAACAACCGTTCGAGAAGGCCGACAGAACGCCTTCTAAGGCCCCAAATACGGCCGCTAAGGCCACAAAGGAAGGTGAGTGATGGCAGGTGCTAAATGGGCCCATCGCATCCAGTTGGGCCGCGAAAGTGTGGCGGGAACGGCCGTGGCGGCCACCGCGATCTGGCGCGGGGTGGGGGGCAACCTCCAGGACACGCGCGAGGTGACGATGGTCGAGGAGCAGGTGGGGATCGCCATCCCGACGACGCGCAACTACATCGGCCGTGTGGCGGGCGCGCTGTCGATGGCGGCAACGCCGGCGACGTTTGAGCAGCTCCTGCACATCCTGGAAGCGGGAATTAAGTCGGTGGGCACGGGAGCGGCCGACGGTTCCGGCAGCGGCAAGATCTACGCCTATCCGCTGGGGCTGACGGCGGTCAACACCATCAAGACGTACACGATTGAGACCGGCGACAACCAGCAGGCCGAGGAGATGGAATACTGCTTCGTCGAGAAGTTCACCATCAGCGGCGAGCGCGGCGAGGCGGTGATGATGTCGGCCGACTGGGTCGGCCGACAGGTGACGGAGACGACGTTCACCGGGGCGCTGTCGGTGCCGTTTGCGGAGACGATGCTGGCCGGGAAGGGGGCGCTGTACCTCGATCCGATTGCCAACGACTTCGGCGATACGCAGGTGACGGACACGCTGTTGAGCTGGGAGCTGTCAGTGACGACCGGCTGGAAGGCCAAGTACACGGTGGACAGTGGTCAGCTGTACTTCGCGTTCCACTACTTTGACAAGGATGCGTTCTCGGCCGAGCTGTCGGCAACGTTTGAGCACAATGCGACGGCCGTGGCGCAGAAGGCGCTGTTCCGGGCGGGCACACCGTTGCTGATCCGGCTGGAAGTGCCGGGTAGCGATCTGTCGGTGGCCGGGACGGCGTTCTCGACCAGGATGCTGCGCATTGACATGGCGGCCGTCTACAGCGAGTGGGATGCGCTGGATGCCGACGAGGGCAACAGCATTGTCTCGGTGAAGGCGATGGCGGGCTATGAGTCGACGACGGCTGACGCGATGTCGATCACCGTGGTGACGCCGATGGCGACGGTGCCGTAAGGAGAAATATGGCTAACAACGACAAACCGGCAATCCGTTTCCACGTTACGGCCGAGCGGATGGCGGCGGTTGAGCTGGGCGAGCTGCTGGATTTGCAGGACGCGCCCAATGATGTGCGCCGGGTGGCAGCGTTTATGGCGCGGTTTGTGGCGGACGCGGCCGGGAACTACCTGGAAGGCGAGGCGGCGACGGCGGCCGTGCGCAAGGTGACGATCGGCCAGCTTAAGGGCGCATTTGATCAAGTCACGGGCGAGATGGTCGAGGTGGCCGCCCCAAACGCATAAGGCGGCAGATCTACAATGCCGCCATGCTGCCGGATGTCAGTATGCCGTTGCCGGCCTGGACCGGGGTATTGCAGGCGGCCGAGGCGTGGGGCTGCCCGCCGTGGGTAGTGACAGGTGAATCGCCGCCGAACCGGATGTTGTGGATGCTGCGCCGTGGGGCGTATGAGCGCGAGGTAGCTCGCGCCGGACGAGACAAGCAACGACATGGGTAAGAACGAAGTCGAGATCATTGTCACGGCCGAGGATAAGGCCAGCGGCGTCCTGAGGGGGGTCGGCGGGGCGTTGTCGGGCATCACCCGGGTGGCGGGTGCAGCGGCGTTGGGCGGTATTGCGGCCGTCGGTGTCGGGCTGGGGATCGCCGGGCGGGCGGCGATCGGCATGAATTCCGATTTGGAGACCTCGACGCTCCAGTTCGAGACGTTGATGGGGGATGCGGACCTGGCGGCCGAGCACGTGGCCGGGCTGTTTGACTTCGCGGCCAAAACGCCGTTCGAGACGGGGCCGATCATCGAGGCCAGCCGAATCATGCAGGTGTTCGGCGGCGACGCCCTGAATACCGACGACAACCTGCAGCGAATCGGCGACACGGCGGCGGCCGTGGGGGCGCCGATTGAGGACATCGGTTTCTGGGTCGGCCGGGCCTATTCAGCGATTGAGGGCGGGCAGCCGTTTGGAGAAGCGGCGCAGAACCTGATGCAGATGGGCGCGGTGTCACCGGCAGTCATTGCCGAGATGAAACGACTGGAAGAGGCCGGCGCGTCGTCAGACGAGATCTTTGCGGTGCTGCAGGGCCACATGGACGGGTTCAGCGGCGCGATGGCAAAGCAGGCCGGGACGTGGGAGGGGTTGAAGTCCACCATTATTGACAACCTGAACATGGCAGCGGCCACGGCGCTTAAGCCGTTCTTCGACCTGGTGAAGACGGGCATGGCTGCGCTGGCGACGTGGCTGCAAAGCCCGGAGGTACAGGCGGGGATCCAGTCGATTGTGACCGGGTTTACGGCGCTCATCGAGCGCGTGAGTGCGTTTGTGGTAGGCCAGGTGGTGCCGTTTGTCCAACAGCACGGCCCGCAAATCGCCGGGGTATTGAAGACCGTGGGACTTGCGTTTGCGGCCCTATCGATCATTGGCACGGTGGTCGGATGGGTTACCGGATTGATCGGTGTGGTGACTGGCGCGGCCGCGGCGTTTACAGCTGCCGGCGGCGGCATTATGGGGGTCGTAGCTATTCTCGGCGGGCCGGTGACGTTGGTTATCGCAGCCGTTGTTGCGGCCGTCGCGTTACTAGCTGCGGCCTGGACAAACAACTGGGGTGGGATTCAGGAGAAGACGGCGGCCGTGGTTGCGTTTATTCAGGGCCTTATCCAGGCATTCCTGGCCGCTATCATGGGCTTCTGGGAGGCGCATGGCGCGGCGATTGTGGCGACGGTGACGAGGATTTGGGACCTGATTAAGACCTTGATTGACGGCGCGGTCAATCACATCAAATTGATTGTCGCGGCGTTCATTGCCCTGTTTCAGGGCGACTGGGAAGCGTTCGGGCAGGCGATACTGGACATATGGCAGAACGCCTGGGACACCGCCGTCGCCTTCCTGTCGAAGCTGTGGAGCATGATACAGCCGTGGCTGAGCAGTTTGTGGAACAGCGTTAAGGGCTGGTTCACGGGAACGGACTGGGCCTCGCTCGGCCGGGCGGTTGTCCAGGGCATCATCAACGGCTTGCGGGCCATGGGCGACG